AAAAAGGCTTAATATGTCTTCATTTGCCGTTACAAATGAGTTAATATAATTTATTGCATCCTGTGTAAATTCAAGGTCTTTACTTGCGTTAAATATTTGCGCATAAAATGGTCTTGTCTGATTGCTTGTTACAGCACTTGTAACGCTGTCGTTTATGTTTTTTGTAGTCTTGTATTTTGTAGATACATTACCGTCATTAGAACCCACGCCGCTGCCTGCATAAACACCAACCCTGCCGTCTGTTAAATATTCAAGCCACAGGTTTACATTGCTATCAATATTTTCATCAAAAAACACAACTAATTCCTCGCCGTTTAAGTTGGCTAAATCAACTGTTTTTTGAGCAAGTATATTTCCGTCAAAATCGTTTTCCCTTATTCTTACATTTACTTTTGTAATTGGCTCGCTCGGCTTCCAACTTCTTACCCAAATTTTTACAGCATTAAAAGCAGCCTGCTGCCCTATCCCGCAGCCCCAAGCACTAAAAGTACTTGCTTCATAAAGCCAAGCAGGTATCGTATTTGTTGTATCTATTGGGTCGCCCAGTTTTTTGTTGAAATAAGGGTGTAAAGAAGTAATAAGCTTATCAATTCCGTACTGGTTATTATCAATATCCTTACCCCACACTGTACCGTTATGCTTAATAACATCGCCAGCGTTTACAATTATGTTACCGCTGCCAGCATTAAAAGCACCTGCTTTTGTCGCAATGTAATACTCGCCTTTGCTGCCAGCTGCATCTGTTAAAACTGGTGTCTGCGTGTAAGGGTTAAAACTACCAAGGAAATAGTCGCCTATATTCGCTTCACGTTTTACCCAAGCCCCGCCAGTATATTGCAAAAAGGTTAAGCTTTTAGTTACTGCGATATTATTGAAGCTGGCATACGTGCCGACTTCATTGGCCATATAAAAAATATCTGATTGAGGTGTAGCCCCTGGGTTTGTTGCTGGCGTTGCAACCCCTTTAAAACTACTTTCGCCAAGCTGCGGCACTAAATTATTAACTAATAAATCACGCAGTACTGCGCCTGTAATTTCGTTGTTTTCGTTATCTGTTATGACTGCTTCTATTGCAGTTATTAGGTTTTCCCAAGCCATTATAAAAAGGTTTTAGTTATTAAAATCATTATTAAAATCTGCGTTAAAAGAGCCGCCGCCGCTGGTAGTTACTGCCCCTCGACCTACCTTTTTAATTATTGTGTCGCATTCAAATTCGACTTCCATTACAGCAAGGTTTCCCTGCTCTTTCCATTTAGGGTCAAAGATAATATTTTCCACGTCATACTTTTTTCCCCTAAAATATATTTTAATATAGTCGTGCAAACGCACCGCCCTTAATGCATCGCATAAGTATTCGGGTGCTAAAAATTCAAACTTATATTTCTTTTCGCTTATCTGTGTTTCGATAAACGTGTAGCCGTCCCGCTTTTGCGCCTTTTCTTCAAAAGGATATTCGGGCTTACCTATTTCGGTTTTTAAATAGCAGTAATTTTTATACGGTGCTGCATAATCAATATGCCCGCCCGTGTAACCTATATTATCCCTATCCCAGTACTCTATCTTAAGGTAAGGCGTAAGGTCGTTTACTACCGTAAATACTTCGCTGTACCACGAATCTACACCGTCCCTTATAAATAAGTAATAAGCTGCTTTTTCCATTACCAAATTAGGAAAAATTAAAGCACCGTTATTTATTATAAGGTCGTAGCCCTCTGCTGCAAATGACTTAATATATAAACCCGCTGCTGCTGCTTCTGTGCTTATTACCTGTACAGCACCCGTATAGTAGTTTATTAAATTTACTGATACTATCGGATTGGCACGGTGTTCCCTGTTAATTTGAAAAGGCAGCAACTTTGCGCTGGGGCATATTAACGGATATATGTCGCCGTATGCGTATGGCTTTTTATGGTTCTGCTCTGCAAGGCTGCTGTAAAATGGCAGCACGTTTAAGTTATTGTTTGGTATCATTAGTCCGTATCGTGTTTAATTGTTGCTTTTACTATATAGCTTTCCATACTTACGGTAAGCTTATCAATTATGCCGTCCCCAAGCTGTGTTCTAACAAGCTGGTAAGGGTTAATTCCTTGGTTTGCTGGGTATGTTACTTCCTGCTTTTTTTGGCGTGTATTGTTTTGGTACAAAGTAACATCATCGCCGTTTATATTTACATTATCAGACGGCAAATCGTAAACGTGGAATTTAGGGTGCAGGTACGTCCAGCTTAAAAGCCCGTTCTGCATTATTACCTGCTCATTATAGCCCAGTTCCATTTCTACAAAAGGCACACGGTATATCCCGTCCCTTATAACTGCACTAATAAGGCAAAAGCCGTCTTTGCTTATTTCCTGTGCGTTACCCATTACAAAGTCTATATCCGACGTAATACCATTTACTGCCAAATCTTCTATCCTACCCAGCTGCACGTAATTACTGCGTATCTGTATAGGGTCGCCCTCAAACGGCGGGCTTACATCATCCATCCATCCAAACTCAAAACGTTCGGGCATATTTTCCTTATCAAACGACCATTTGTTTTGACTAAAGCCCCAGTTCTTACCGTTACGGGGTTGCTTTAAAATGGTTAAATCTGCGCCGACTATTGGTGCGCCGTATGTACCGCCGTTTTGATACCAGCTTATATGCTCCAAGCGCAGCCTGCCGTTTTCAATATGCCAAAATACACGGTAACAATCACGCAGCATATTAAGCACCTGCCCCAGCGTAATTTCAGCCTTTTGTGCTGGCTGGTCGTATTCCCCTGCAATTATATTGCTTTTAGGTGTTAAGAAGTGGGTAATATTACCAGCGTAATCTGTTGCAATAGTACCGCCGTCAAAGTCTAAAAAGCTAAAGCCGCCCAGCGGGTTGTTAGTACTATATAAAAACTCGCTGTATAGGGTAGTATTTTCGTGCGTTACGTTGCTGCCTACTGCCTTAAGCAATACCTTGATAACTCCGTGCAGCGTAAAGGCATCACGTAGCTTAAAATCCTGCCCGTCTATAAATTCAGTATAGCGTATATCTAAGGTATTAAAAAACCAAAGCGATACAGCACGCCAGTTACTTGATGAAACTGGGGACGGCTTACTTAAGCCAGTTGTTACCGATACAAGAAATTCCTTATAGTATTCCCCGCCGTTTGGTGCATCATCGGGAACACGCCCGAACTTAGTAGGCTTATCCGTAAACTGGTCGTATATGTAGAAGCTGTCAATATTGTAACCAATTACACGGCGGTAATTCCTGTTATTAGCAACTATATCCTCATTAGGTACTGCATACGTATCTGTCCCCCTTACATTAAGCAGGTCGGTGTAATAGCGCACGTAAATACGGTATTCTGTGAAATAGAATTGCCCAGTTTCCCCGTTTACTCCATTGAACGGCAAAAGGTTTACACCGCTTTCCCGCCAGTTAGTAAAACCAGTTTCGTATAAAATAACGTTATCACTAATACGCTGTATCTTGTACCTGTATCGGTTATAACTGCCAAACAAAGTATCTAATTCCTCTATAAGCCTGTAAAGCCCGTTTGCGTTTTCCCTATTATCATCATATTCGCCAGTAACGTCTGTGCTTAAACCAGCAGCAAAGGCAGCAGGAATAATACGTATGTTTTTAGGGTTTGCAAATTTATAGGTATTAACAAGCGTACCGTGGTCGAATACTGGCTCGTCCACTATTTCCTGTTCCCAGTATGTACCGCCCAGCAAATTAGTTACCACGGTGTCCCCTGGTATGTAAACCTGTATAAGCGGGCGGCGGCGTAATGTAATTGCTTCAAGTTCGGGCGCAATCTTTATAAGGTTAAAAGTCTTTTCCAGCCCTGCCATTACTTCCACGTAATTATCTGCTGGCTCTGTTTTTACTTCCAGTATTCTATCGTCTGCATCCCACTTGCAGTCTGTTTTATAAAACTGCCCAAGGTACACAGGCAGCACCCCGTTAAGGTCTTCAATATCTATGTAAATTTTAGTATCAAAACCAAGCGCAGCGACATAATCATAATCATCACGCACCAGCTTTAAATTACCCTTAAGCTTTTCCCTGTAAAATTGGTAATTGCTTTCTAAATCGTAGCCCCGTTCCATTGATTTGTAAATAGGATAAACTTGCTTACTGGTAAAATAAGGCTCAAAGTCAGAACCTGCTCCCAAAGTAAACCCTACCACTTCGGGCTGCGTTCCGTTTTCTATACTTTGAAAGCTTACTATTACATAGTAGCAACCCGATGGCACGGTAAAAGTGGTCGCATTAGACACACCGCTTACGTAATCCTTATCCAAATTGTAAAAAACCACTCTTATAAAGCTGTTCGCATTATTCGGCTGGTGGCATTGGTAAGTCTGTGCTGGGCTTACCCTTGTAAAAGTACTGTGCGCAAAGGTTGCACTTTGTATCGTTGCACCCGTTGTATGCACGTACTGCCCTTGCGTTACTTCCCTTGGGTTTAACACGTTTGCCCCGTTGCTTTCCCTATGCTTTAAAGTCCATTTATACATTAGCTGTAAGTTGTTTTAACGTTCTTATATACTTCTACCATATTACCGTTCCCGTCTGTGTAGCGTTGTCTTTCGCCACGCTTTCGAATATCGGTTAAATCGTTTTCAATTTGCTTAAGGTCGGGGCTATCGTAACCCACATTAACCAGCGGCGGCATTTGTTCGGCTGGGATAAAGGCATTGGCATACGTTTGCTCAAATGTCCCAGCGTTTAAGCTTTTGATTATGTTAGGCAGTACGCCCTTGTACTTACGTGTATTACGCTTATTTATAATAGCCATAGCTTCGCCGCCCTCTGCTGTACGTTGCTTACCGCCGCTGGTTGTACCTATTGGAATATCATTACCGCTGCTGTGGCTGCCACCGTCTAAAAATTCAAGTCCACCGTCCCCGTATTTTTCCTTAGCCGCAGACTTGGCTTTTATTTTACTGGCTGCATAACTTGCCCACATTACACCCACGGCAGCAACTGCCAAAGCTGTACCTACAATCGGGATAGCAGATAAGGATTTCCAAATATTAACCGATGCCGTAATAAGCCCGCTTATTTGCATAGCTGTATCAATAGCAGCCTGCGCCTTTTGTGCCTTTTCCTTTTCCTTAAGTGCTGCGGCTTCGTTTTTCTTTTTAAGTTCCAGTTCACGCTGTGCGGTAAGTACATTATTTGCGTACCCGTTATTCCTTGCCGTGATTTCAGCTTGGTAACGGTTTTCTGCTGCGCTGCTTTCTTCCTGTGCTGCCTGTACTGCTACCTCGGCAGCTTGTACACGTGCTTCCATAAAGGCACGGACGTTATCCATTGCAAAGCTTAAGCTTTCGCTTACTGCTGCCTTTTGTTCATCGTCCAGCTTAAGCCCTACCATACTGTAAATATCCTGCTGCCCTTGCCCAGCTGTGGCAATTTCGCCCTCTATTTTCTTAATGGTGTTTTTAATTGTAGCCACCTGCAAAGCACTAAGCTGCCCCTCTATCTTTTCGTTAAGCTTAAGTACTGCCAGTAAACGGGCTTTTTCTGCTTCTAAGCGCAGGCGTGTCTTTTCTGCTTCCGTAACCTTAAGCAAATCAATTTCACTATTTGCAAGGTCTTGCTGCTGGTCGATACCCTGCATACCAGCACTAAAAGCACTTTTGTTTTTCTGCTCGGCATCCCTTTTGTTCTTAGCAATTAGATCATCGGCAGCCTTAGCTTCTGCAATAGCTTTATCGCTCCACTTTTTACTTATTTCAAAACGCTTGCGGCTTTCGTATTCATCCAGCAAATTAACGTCCAAACCATATTCAGCCCACAGCTTGCGCTTTTCCTTAAGTTCCATATCCAGCAAAGCCAAGTCCTTGCTTTCGCTGTCTGCCATTATATCCACGGTAGCCTTTTCCTTTTTACTATTACGGCTTTCCTTTTCTTTTAGGTTTGCGCCTACTATGCCCAGTATTGCATTTTTCTTATCCTCTAAGGCTTTTATATCGTCCTGTATGCCTTTGGCTTGGCTGCGGCTGTTTGCGCCCTTAAGCTTAGCCCGTAGGTTGCTTATTTCTTGGTCTATTTGTCCCACAGACTTAAGCCCGCCCTTAATGGTATCATCCAGCTGCTTGTTAAATTCATCTTGCGAGCCAGTAAGCGCATCCTTGGTCGCTTTGTCTGCACGTGCTAATTCAGCAGTAAACGCATTACTGAAAGCACTTGCTGCATCCTTACCGTTTTGTACTATGGTGTCTTTTACGTTTTTAAACGCTGCTTTAATGTTCTTAAAGTTTTCTACTGGGTTAAGTGTAAGCTTAATGTCGCCTATCTGCCTAACTGATTTAACAAAGTTACCCACGTAATTAAAGTACTCTTTGAATACAGCTATTACGCCCGTTATTACCGCACCCATTACCTTAATAAAAAATGATGCCCTATCTATACTATCAGCAAACTGCCCAGCAAAGAACGCCGATACTGTGGCAATTACGCCCTCGCCATCTTCAATCGTAAGCACCAAGTTATCCCACGCAATACCTATACGGCTAAACTGTGCATCTAACTTACCGCTGGCTGCCTTAAATTCCTTATCTAAACTACCCGCTGCGTTATTAACCGTATCAAGTGAGCCAGCAAGTACATCGTAACCCTTTGTCGCAAGCGATGCAATTACACGCTGGTCTCTAATACCAATAATACCCAAGTTTTCCAGCTGCTCGTTTACGCTGCCACCTGCTTCGTTTACATTATTTAAACCAGTAACAAAGCCGCCAAATACAGCAGCAGGGTCTTGGTTAAATTGTTCTTTTAATTGCTCTACTGTAAGCCCTGTAAGCTTAGCTAAGGCATCCACGTTCTTACCTGTACGTATAGCCTTTTCCATTATACCCAAAGTACGCCCGATAGTTGACCCAGTTAATTCTGCTTCAAGTCCTACGGCTTTGGTAGCGGTTGCATACGCCAGTACAGTCTTACGCCCGATATTGTACTGCCCTGTATTCTGTGCTATTGCTGTGGCGTTGGTAAGTATTTCGTTTTCTGTGGCTGCAAAGTTGTTACCAAGGTTTACAATTTCATCCCCGAACTGCTCAATGTTTTCCACACCGCCGTCGGTAAGCGTTAAAAGCCTTGCAATATTACTCGCCCCTTGGTCGCCTGCAATATCTGATGCAGTTTCCAACTTGGCTAAACTTTCAGTAAATAGCAGGATATTAGCCCTACCCTTTACGCCCAGCTGTCCCGCCACCTTGGCATATTCCAAAAGCGCAGGCGTTCCAACTGTTTTAAGCTTACGGGATAAATCCACTATGTCCTGCCCCAAGTCCCTTAATTCCTCGCCGCTTAGGTTTGCAGTTTTACCCACATCAATAAGCCCGCTGTTAAATTCTATTACGGTGTCTTTATTGGCTGCAATAAGGTAAAACAAAGCACCCACAGCTGCCAGTATCATACCCACAGGCGTAAGTAAAAAGGCAAGTGTAGCCTTTCCGAAATTCATTACCGCAGTAGTAAGCACCTTAAACGGCTTATCTGATTTGCCAAGTGCGCCGATACTTGTACCCATAGCACCCAGCTGCATATTAAGCCTACCCAGTAACGGGTGCAGGTTTTCGGTAGCGATACCGTAGTTACCTACTTGCAGCGTATGCTTACCCGTAGCCTTTTGCAAACGGTTCATTTCCTCGTAAATATCACGGGTCTGCTTTTCTAAAGCCTGCCCGCTTTTGGTAGCGTTACGCTCGGCAGCACTTAATGCGTTAAGCTTAAGCTTGTTTATACTGTACTGGGCAGATAGGGCATTATAAGAACCTTTTGCAGAGTTGTTTAATTTAGCTTCAAGCTGCTGCATTTTAATCTGTTCCTGCTTTGCTTTACGCAGGTTACGGATAGTAGTATTGGTATCGTTTAATGCGCTGGCGTACTCCTTTTGCGCTTTCTTAAGCTTTTCCGCATCGGTCATTGCCTTGCGTGTAGTTTCCTGCCCCTCTTTTTGTGTAGTGTTTACCTGTGCCAGTTTATCAATAAGCTTTTCGGCTTCCTTAGTAATGGCATCAAGGTTATCGGTGTATGATTTCTTAAGCAGTTCCAGCTGCTTTATAGCTTCATTAATAGCCCCGTCGTCTTGGTATAAATCGGATGCTTTTATAGGGTTGTTACTCATTGCTTTACGTTTTAATGAGCCTACCCTTAAGCTACTAATATTTTAACAAAAATAGATATTTTATTTTACCCGCTTGCCTTTGCGTGGTTTGTTTTCGTTTTTCCAAGCAGTATAAGCTTGGTAATATTCAAGCACCGTCATACGCTTAGCATCCTTGGTACTGTACTTTGTAAGTGCCATACTCATTTCTTCATATCGCTTTACATAAGTAACCTCTGCGCCTTTTTTACCGCTGTACTCTTTTGGCTTAGCCAGCCCAAACAGGTAATCGTCTATTTCGTTTATTTCCTGCTGGTTGTCTTTGTCCTGCACTATGCCACGCAATAAGAAAAGCGTGCGCCTTTTTAGTTCCCCGTATATTTCCTTTTCCTGCGGGCTTTCAAATATGCTCGGGAAATACGTTTCCAGTTCAGTTTCCAGTTTTTTTTTACTACCTCAATGGCAGTATCGTAATAACTTTTATTTGCGCCCCAGCTACTAAACTGCGTAACCATAGCCCGTAATGCTTCATCGCTAAAATCGTGCTGCACCTTGCCGTCTATGCTATACACTAAAGCCGCATAACTTAAGTGCTTAGGGTTGAGGTTTTCCATTACAAAGTAAAAGCTGGTACGCATATTCATAAGCACCTGCTGCGCTTCATCCTTTTTGCCCAGCTGTACGTATTTCATTGCCTTGGTTATATGCGTATCTATTGCATCCAAGTCCCCACCTATGCCGCTATCCAGTAGCATCATTCTGTTATACGTAAAAAAACGCTCTGTCGGCAGTTCGTCAATAGCGTTGTAAACCTGCACCGTGTGCTTTCCTATCTTATTTGTAATCATACCGCTCTCGTTTGTTAATCTATTATAAACCTGCTTACACTTGCCGCAGCCAGCGGGCTTAATAGCGTAATCATATCAGCCCCCAAGGTAATGCCAATTATTGCAAATACAAAACTTAACCAAAAGCAGCAGCAAAGCAGGCAATTAACCAGCTTATTTATTACGCCGCTGGTGTGTCCTTGTAGATATTGAATAATACGCCACTTAGTAAGCAGCAGGTAAGAAGTGGCAGCAAATGCGCTGTAAATTGCTATACTGTAAAAAAGCTGTTCCATATTAACAATATTTTTCTATTCGCATCGAACCGTTAAACCTTAAGCCAGCAAACGGGTGTATTAAATACTGCTTATCTACTTCCTTGGTGCTGTACCCTTGGTAAATCTTATTAAAATCTTCCGTTACTGCGGTACACTCTACACGTGCGCCAAGTATGCTAAGCCCTGCAAAGTAATTAAGCACGTCCTGCTTTATCATTTCAAGGTTACGCCTTTCATCAGCAGCCAGCACCTTGTTTACGTTAAGCCATAGCACCAAACCGAAATCAGCTTTAATAATTTGCAGCTGCCTGCCCTGGGTTTCAATACCGTAATCTGCCACGTCCCACCAAGTAAAGTTCCCAAAGCGTTCATCGGGTAGCATACTGGCGTACTCCTTACCCTTGCCCGTGTATATGGCTGGGTACTTTATTACACGCTTCTTATCATCAAGCCTGCTAAGCTTTTGGGATTTGCCGTATAGGTTATTCAGCCACGGTAATTTCTCTGCCAGCTTTACATTGGCAGCCATTAGTACAGCATCTACCGCTGTGGGTGTAGCTGGGTTTAAAATAGTTGGTATCATAATTCACTTATAGTTTTACGGTCAACTTTTAATCTTGCATCTAAATAAGCTGGTATATCATTATCGGGTACTCCCTGCTCTTTTGCTTCTATTACTAACTGCTGGGCTATGCCCTTGGTTAAGTTATTTAAGCTTTCTACTATCATAGAATAAGGCACGCCTTGCGTATCAGCAATATCTGCCTGTAATTTTTCCGAGCCTTGCCCGAAATTTAATTTTATCACTACTGTTTTCATACTTCGTTAAGTTTTGCCAGCATAGCGGGCTTTATATAAAATTCTCTAATTTCCTGCATATTGTCGGGCTTAAGCCCCAGTATTTCCTTACCGTACTTACCTGTAAGGAATTCAGCCTTTGCATCGCTGCTCATTATTTCAGCAGCTGTATCGCTTATCCTTTCCATATAGCCACCACTTGCAAAATCGCCCTCGTCGTGTAGCGTTACCCTATCATAAGGCTGCCCTTTGGCTGCTTTGTACATTTCGGTAGCTGGTGCGTAAGGCTTGTAATCCATTATCGGCACGTTAAGCCTGTTTACGCCCTCAAGGTATAACTGCTCGCCAAAGTTCATATCCAGCACTATGTTATCATTATCCATAAGCGCATCCACAGCCAGCTTATCAGCTTCCGCTTGGAACGCCTTAAGCCTTTTAAGCTTTTCCTCTATTGCTGCCAATCCTTGTAACATTTGCCTTATTTGTAACTGCTTGCTGGTTAATAATTTAGTTACAAGTCTGTACGGGGTAGAGACTAAAATAACTACACTACAAAGCTAACAAAAAAAGCGCACCCTTTACGAGTGCGCTTTTATTATGCTTTTTTAATAGCTTATTCCAGCTGTTCCGCCCTATCGGGTTCGGGCATCTTGGTAAGCCTTACCGCTTTAATAGTTTGGTGCTTTTCCATTACTGCCTTACAAACCCTATGCCAGCCGTCTGCAAGTATGCCCTCGTCGTCATATATAATCGGGTAATTTAAATCGGCTTCCTGTATTCGCTTATAGTGGTGCAGCATACTGTTAAGGTTCATATCATCGCCCCACGGTTTACTTGATAAGTTAATACTTGCCAGCGGTACATCAAAAGCCTGTAAGCCATCTGCTGCCTTATGCAGCTTTAATGCGCTCCATACGTTTGTTCCATCGCTGTACTCGTTTTCTGCATAATCAAAGTTACTTAACACTACGCTCGTGTCTGCTTTTGCCATATCTACGCTGTTAATGGTTAATACTGTTTCTTCCATACTTTGCCCCGTGTCCGCTTCTGCTGCGTTGCACGTAAAACCGATATCTGCTACCAGTAAAATAAAAAGGGTGCTTTTTAATTTCATATTTCAAATGTACTATAAATTAATTAATTGCTTTTCTTAGTCTGTCGGCTTTTCTTTTGGAACTCATACGCTGCGCCCTCAATTATGATATAGTCCCGCATATCTGCTGCAAACTGCCGAGCGTTTGCTTCTGTTCTGTCTAAGCTTATAAACGTGTACAACTTACCCCGATAGTCCCCGTGATGGTTGCTTACACAAAACTCGTAAGCTTCCTGCTGGTAAGTAGCACGCCAGTAAGTGCTTTTCCTACTGGTGTACTTCTTTTCCATTGTGCAGCCCTGTATAAATTCCTCACGTGTAGCCAGCCCCATATCGTAACCCTATACAGTTCTGTACCTTACGCCGTTCTTTTTACACGGTAAGCATAGCCTGTTCAACCCCTCAACGTTTAACTGTATTGCGCTTAAAGCCTGTTCATACTTAAACTTAATGCCTGTATTTCTTCCCCGTGTATCGCCGTCAATTTCGTACAGTAGTTTATCTACGCTTATGGTGCTTTCGCTTTGGTTTATTCTACTGTTTGGATTGTATGCTAATTCACGCAGTAAGTTAATAGCAACCTGCTTACGTAATACGCTTTTGAAAAGGTCTGCCTGTTCTATGAATAGGTCTGTATAATCGCAGTATAGTGTTAGGGCAAAGTTGATGCCTTGGTTACTGGTGTATTCGTAACGGTTATCTGTTATGTCCCATAGTTCGGGGTCGTCGGCTTGGGGTACTGTAAAGGGGTGGAATTCTATATACGGGCTGTGTAGCTTCCACGTGTTTACCTCTGTCTTACTGGCGCAGCTTTCGCACGGTAGTTCGTTCCACGTTTTGTCTTTGCGTATTGCAAGCCCTGGCGTTTCGTTTTCTACGTAAGTAATGTAATAAGCCCCGCCGCTATCGTTTAGATCACTTACATAAGGCAGTTCCCAGTTAAGGGCAAACCATTGCACGCTGTTAATTTTGCTATAACTTAAAATAAGCTGTTTTAAGGGCTGTTCTTGGCTGCTATGGTGTAAGTATATGGTTATATCGCCAATCGCTGTAAATTGTAAGCCTATGCGTTCAATTTTGGGCGTTATGCCTTTGCTTCTACTGGTAACTATTTCAAAACCTGCACGGCGTTGTCTTTTGGCAATAGTGTCCTGTATTCTACCGATACCATCGAAAAGCGTTTTGTTTTCCAGTATAGGCTTGGCGGTCTTTACAAGTTCCTTGCCCTCTAAGAAGTTTATAATACAGTCCTGCATTGCTGCCTGTGTCTTTGTTCTTAGCCAGCTGCTAAACGGTTCAAATACTTTCCAGTCTGCTGCGCTGTTTACTGGTTTGCTGCCTGTGGTGGCTCTTAAAGCTTGGTAGTTAATACCGTCGTCTTTTATGATGCTGTCCTTGGCGTATGCCGTTGCTACGTCCCAAGCTGGGTAATTTACAAGCGCATAGTCGGGCATAATGCTCTGTAAGTTCTGCAAGGTAAGTAACGGGTGTTCGTCTTGGTAATACATACCGCTGGTGCTTTCCAGTAAGTCGGTATCTATTTGCCCAGCGTTCGGGTCGTGGTTCTGTCGCCAGCCTATTAAGCCGCCCCACGCTGTTAATACTTTTTCTACGTTGTACATATCTGTATAAATTAAAAAAGGGTGCTAAGGTTTCCCCAGCACCCTTATAGGTTTTGCTTACGCATTTACTAAGCTGCGCCCTCTGTTTTCACATCAAGCTTAAGGATAGGGCTTGCTAAGTTTGCCGCATCGCTGTTTTCAGCTACAACAAACGCCACATCAACGGCGAAACCGTAATGCTCCTTTTTAGCACGTGTAAGGTCTGCCGTAGCTGCCCCACTTATACCGCTAAAGTCCCCTACACTTTCGTAGTAGTAAGTACCTACTGGCATATCCAGCATCGGTAACGTGTCAATATCCCACTCGTGTCCTGTACGGCTACGGCTTCTTAATAAAGCTTCACGCTCGAAACGTGTAAGCATTCCAACCGTACCCTGCGGCACAGCGAAAGCAGTAGCGTAACGGTCAACAGCATTCGCCACCTCATTACTCCAATGCCACACCTTATCGGCGTATTGGATTTGCTTGTTTGTTTCGTTGTAAAGCCCCTTTTCAGCAAGCTTACGCACTAAACTTTCCACGCCCGTATTACCTACCACGTGAAGCGGTGCGTAAACGTCGTTACTTGATTGCATCGGGTTAATGTCCCCGATAATTTCCTCACGCTTTACGAAGTCCCCAGTAACTACATTACCAGCAAACGTATAAAGCCCTAACGTGTCGTTAAGTACTTGCGTTTTGTTTGCATCTAATGAAGCCACAGCTGCACCGTCTAACGTTTTCCCAAACTTGTACAGGTACTTATTGAACTTACGCTCGAAATCTGCTTGGATGCTTATTTCGTTGTTCATATAAGCCGCAGGCACAATCGTAAAGCCCCAGCTGTACGTTGCGAATACAATAGTAACCAGTCGGCTATTATTCTCGCTGTCGGGAATTGTTACGGTACGGGTGTTCCCTATCGTAATTGTACCATCGTAATCTATTACTGGCACTTGCAAAGTACTACCGATAGACTTTTCAGCCTTATCTGTTAGTTCGGGACTAATTATCCCAGCTGGGTCAGCAGTTTGCTGCATAAATAGGTCTAAAGCACCATAACGTGACGGGCGTAGTTCCCACTTATCAAGATTTGCCTTTGCTCGCAAATTTTGCATCCGTGTGTTAATCAAACTCATAATTGAATTTTTTTAAAGGTTAATATTAATTAAAGTTGAAAGCTAACTGCCCATCGTTTGCTTATCGTAAAGGTAGTTTCTCTACCTCGTTTTCTGTTCTAATTTTTGTAAATTCTTCGTTATACTCTGAACTACCACGTGTCAAGCCTTTGCTCATAAGGTAATCCGTAGCAAGTTCGTCCGCTTCTACCTGCGTTTTAGCACTTGATAAGCTTAAGGCACTCCCGCCTGCTCCGCCGCCTGCTGGTGCGCCTGTTCCGCCACCTGGCTGCTGCTTACCTAAATCAAGTACATCGCCAATCTTACTAACAAATAATTCTTCTGCTGTGTAAGGGTTAAGGTTATTTTCAGCGTTACGCTTAATTTCCCCGTCTGCCCCTCTAAATACTAAACGCTTACCGCCTTGCCCGTCGTCTATCCAGTCGGGTGTGTTTTCAGCAAGTACCGCAGCCTTTGCATTGCTTACAAAGCTTTCCCTTACGGCTTTGCTTATAATGCTTTCGTCTTTGAATTTCTTACCTACCAGCGCACGGTCAAACTCGTTGCTTAGCGTAATGTCTGTATTTGCTTTCTGTGCAGCTGCCAGCTTAGTATCGTAATCGGTTTTATCCGCTTCAATTTTAGCCTGCAAATCTGTTTTAAGCTTTTCAAGGTCTTGCAAACGCTTAGCCGTAGCTTCATCAATTTTGCCGTCCTTAAGCTGGGTTTCCAGCTGTTCCTTTTCCGTCTTAAGTGCATCCAGCTTACCCTGTAATTTTGTAGCCTGCTGCACCTTTGGCAGTACATCGGCTTTCATCCATTCGTAAGTCTTTACGCCCTCGGGTCTTTTTAAACCAGTTACTGCTTCAATATCACGGTCATACTGTCCGTGTATTTCGCCAATGCGCTGCGCAAGTACTGCGTTTTCATCGTTTGTACTTAATTCAGCGATTGCTGCCGTTTGCTCGTCCGTTAAGGCAGCAAGTGCTGCGCTGCCTTTTAATTTTTCTGCGTTTAATGCCATAGTAATTTCCCTTTTTACTTATTGGTTTTAGCTTCTTTTTTGGCTTCCGCTTTTGCCTTATCAACTCCACACAAAGCGTATTCGCCTGTCGGGTCGTGTAATAAATCTACCGAGTAGCCTAAGCCTACACTATTGCGCTCAAAGTTCGCAAATGCTTTCGGCGAAAATACTTGCAGCTGTGGCTTACTTTGCCTGTCCCCGCTGTTCTTATCAAAGCTTTTAACCTCGATACGTGCGTGGTAGCTGCTTTCAGTCCCTGGCTCGGGTACGAAAGTATCTTTTGTATGCTTTAATAAATCCGTTTTGCGGGACTTTTCAAGCTTTGCAGCTTTTTCTGCTGCTGCCTTTTCTTCCGCAGCTTTTTTATCTGCTGCCGCTTTTTCTTCTGCTGCCTTTGCATCGGCTGCCTTTTTTGCTGCTGCTGCTTCTGCATCAGCTGCTGCTTTTTCGTCAGCTGCTTTTTTCTTTGCCGCTGCTGCTTCGTCTGCCTTAGCTTTCGCCGCTGCCTGCTCCGCCGTCGGCTGGGGCTGGTTTGGTGTATTCTGTTTTGCCATAACTTCTAAAAGTGTTTAAGATTATACTTATTTTTTGATTAAACGGTAAGGCGTTTCCAAACTCTACGATATCGGTATTCTCACGTTCAAATCTTAGTACAAATGTAGAAAAATTTAATTTAACTGCGATTAATTCCGTATCGCCAAAACCTGCTTCAAGCATTTCCAGCACTTCCGTCCTTGTTTGGTGGCGGTAAGGCTCTAAGTGTTTAAGCACCTGCGCACGCTCTAAAGCGTTGGGATTGTTACGGTTTTCCGTTTCAATGATTTGGTCTTGGATAGTGTCTAACTGGTAATCGGTTGCACCTGCTTCCTTAGCCGCTTTATATTCTGCGGTCAATTCGTTTGCGCTTTGTAAGTACCAGTCGCTGCCGTAAAATATTGTATTGTTTACATACAGTTCCCCGTACCTTAATCGGCATATAGTATCTTCCACCCAGCCCTGCACACGTTCAAAGTTTTTCTTTACGCTTAGCAGTACGTTTCTGCGGCTTTCAGTATTTGCCTGTACTTGGTCTTTATTAAAAGCCTTATTCATACTAATATCGCCGCCAAAACCTACGCAGGCGGTGTATATTTTTTCATAAAGCCTTTCGCATTCTTCTACATTGTAGTCAAGGCTTGCCTTATCTATTGTAGTGATCTGTACTGGGTTTCTTAAATCTGCGCCCTCATTTTCTCGGCTTGGTAATGGCACTTCGATAAAGCTACCTACACCAGCCAAACGCTTATCTGCACAAACTGGGCATTTACTTACTTCCCCTGTGCGGGTTACATAGTAATCGCCGTGTGCGTTCTTTATAAAACCGCTTTCGCAATAATCGCCGTTTTCCTTATTGTCATACGTACAGTCCTGCTCAAAGCCGCTGTAAATTGGATAAGGTGCGTAAAGGTCGAGGTGCTTTTTACTGGTTTGGAAAAATAAAAGCCAGTCCAATGCTGCCAGCTGGTTGCTTAAAGGGCTTTTCTTAAGTGCTGGCTGGTTATCCATTAAAGGGTCGCCCCAAAACATAGTCGCAGGGCAGTAGCCTAAATCGTGCGCTGCCTGCGTTAATGGTTCTGCGCTTATTTCGCCTTTATCATCAAGCTGGTAAATACTGTAATGCTCGTCGTCAATAACTGCCAGCTGGTTGTTAGGCTGTGGCAGCATTATCCATTCTATTACGCCGCTTGCGTTTGTCTTAAAGTCCTTTATGCCAGTAACAGGCACAAAGTAAAAATACGGTGCTGGTCTTTCGCTGGTTTGCTCTGCTGGCAAATCCACCACCATAACGCCGTTAATGTTTGTTTTAAATTGCTTGAAAGCTTCGTAACGCCAAAAGTGGTAAGCATTAAGTACGCCGCCACGGTAATCGTTCCAATCTTGTAGATATTCGGGGTTTACAAAGTTGTAAACTTCGTAAGCATCTTTCCCGTCGTAAACCTTTTCCAAGGCGTTAAAAATTTCCTCGGTAAGTTCGTTCGTACTTACAGGAAACTTAAAAAGCTGCAAAAAGACATTGTACTTATCTTTCGGCAGCAACTGCTTAACCCATTGCAGAAAATCATTAACCACAGCACGGGCATCTGCTGCGCTCATATTGGTATCAATATGAAAACGCAGCCTTTGCTCGTGGTATGCAGCTTTATTAATTATTTGCTTGCTTACTGGGCTTTTCAGTATTTCTCTTATTTGACTTCTTAATAAGCCCATCAGCTGTTAATTTATAGGGTGAATTTTCGGGCAGTTTCCAGCCCCCGTTCTGCGGCATTTTAAGCAGCCGCTCGGCGTGGCTTATTTCTAACGTTTGGTCGCTTATCCGACTGTTAGAATTAGTAAGCTGCACGCCTTTGCTTTTGCTTGCTGCCATTAAGGCGTTTTCAAGTCGTTAAGAGCATCGAAATCCGCAGGCGTAATGATAACCAAGTTATCAGACCAGTTCGGGTATAAGCCGAATTCTACTGCGTTGCTGTCGATGTCTTCCAAACCGCCAAGCTTTTTATCCCCTATAAATAGCCCGTTAATTGGAATAGGATAAACCTTTGTAGCTGGTTCAGCACCATCGCCCACAGCGATAATTCTACCGTATTCGTCCACCAAGTAAACGCCTACTTCCTCAACCATATAAGTCTTAAGGGCTTTAATTGTTTTCTGTGCTGTACGCAAAAGCATTGCGCTTACAGCTGTCGACTCTCTACCGATTACGATTTCGATACCGCCCAGCGTTGCATTACCACCGCCGTACTTACGTGCAGCCCCTGGCTCAAATTCGGGTTGAGCGATGAAAGGCGTTTGTACTACCCTTGTATCATCAGCTGCTGCCAATAAAGGTGTCCAACTTGCCACAGCTGTCGGGTCTGCCGTTGCTACATCAAAAAAGTTTTTTGTTCCGTCTGCTTTTCTAAGTCTTTGAAAAGCTAATTTTTGTACCTGTCCTACGCTTTCCACGCAGTTTTCGATTGGTACTGCATTAAGTGCTGCGCCACGGGGGCATCCGCTTAGTAATCCCATTTTTTTAAGATTTTAAAGATTAATATTAGAGGCTTACCCGTCGACCTGTTAAGTATTTTATATATGCAAATCTACAAATTTTTAATTAACAAAAAACCCCGCTTTAAAAAAACGGGGTACTTACTATCGCCAGCCCTCTGCTTTTAGGGCTTCTACTTTGCTGGGGTGTACTTGCTTGGTAGTCTTATCAAGCTTAAGCCATACCCAGCCAGCTGCTGCCCTTTGGCTTTCAACTGCTAAAGCTTTGGGCATTGCTGCCTTTGCTTTTAATCTTTCCTTTTTGTTTACTGCCGTTCCTACACTATTGTCCTTGCGCTTTGTAGTAGGTTTTTCCTTGCCGTTTTTCATAATTTAAGTCTTTTGCCCAGCTTTCCAGCCTGCCCAAAGTTTTGCGCAGCTGTGCCTTTTGGGCTTTGTTTTTATTGTTCTTAATAGCTTCCTTAAGCTTATTAATACGGTTTACATTTAGCTGGTTTGATAAATTGCTATTCTTAAGCCGTGTAATTTGTCGCAGCATTTTACTTTTTGCTGCCTGCTTGGTAAGCCCCAAATACATTTCAAAAATATCGGGGTTTTTAACTTTCATAAGCATAAGCTTGGCAGCGTAGTAATCACTTAATGCATCATCAAACTTATCGTAAGCATCGTAATAATCTTGTAATGCCGTTTCGCTTGCTGCGCCCTTTGCTTGCTCTGCACGCATTTCCTTTGTGCCGTGTAACCTATGTACCTGCGCCTTAAGCCTGCGCACTCTTGTTTCTGTAGCCATATAAGCAAATATAAAAAAGCCCCAGCTGTGTGCAGGGGCTTAGTGGTATTTTTACGCTTTTACGTTGTATTCCTCAATAATAAGTTCGTCCTGCCCTCGGTGTACTTCCTCGATAAAACCTTGGTAGCCGTTTGCTTTGGCAAAGCTTACTATCGCATTAAGGCGGGCAGTACCTAAGCTTTCGCCCTGTGCTATCCTAAACACTTTTACAGTCGGGTTTTTAGCTATTATCAATTTAGCAGCCACTTCCATTTCTTGGCTGGTGCTTACTTCGCCACTTTTAAAAGGCACACCGTTTAAGCTTAAGCCCTCTTCCGTAAAGTCCAGCCCTTTTATTGGCAGTTCGCTTTCGTCGATAATGGTTTGGCGTTCGTTATGCAGCTTGGTTATATTGGCTTCCATTTTTTCCTTTTCCTTACTGCGCTTTTGCAGCACCGCCTTATTTTCATTGTACTGCTTAACCTTAGCCACCTTTTCGTTATGCTCGCCAGCACCTTTAATCTGCTTTTCAATTTCAGCAATATCTGCGGGCTTATTTTCATTAAGCCAGTTATCAGCATCAGCCTTAAGCGTTTCCATTTCTTTGCGTTCATCAAGTACCGCCTGCTTAATACCAGCCTTTTTATCTTGCAGCAGCTTAAGCTTATCCTGCTGGCGTTTTATTTCTGCTTCTATTGTTTCAATATCCTGCTGTACCTCATTGCTGCGCTCTGCAATTATTTCAGCTTCATTAAAAGCAGCTATTTCCTTGGTACGTTCCTGCTGGCGTTTTTCCACACCGTCCGCCTTTTCTTTTAAGGCAGTAGCATCTGCTTTTTCCTGTGCTAATTTTGTTAAATCCTGCGCCTTAACGTACTTCTTTATATCATCGGGTACTAAGCCGCTTTTATCAAGAAGATTGCCGTATGCTTTTATATCGGCGTTTACTTCCTTTCGGCTTTCCTTTATGCGCAGCACTTCGTTATCTATTGCAATAACTCTATCCTGTACCTGCTGCGGTAGCAAGCTTTTTACAATTTCCACCTGCTTACGTCTGCCGTCTGCCGTTTCGCTCCATTTAACAAACTCGTGCGCATCAAAGTCCTGGTACTTAAATATGCTTTGCAGGGCTGTTAAGCTATTGCTTTTTAAACCTGTGTCTTTTTTACCTACCGTTATCGTTCCCCTTGGGTTCTTTTCAGTAAAGCGTAATTCCACTTCGTAAGCATTGTCGCCCTCGCCTACGGTCATTTTTGCAAAGCCTTTTTCTTCGCCTTTTTTTAGTAGGTTATCGGTGCGCTGCCCAGTTAGTAAAGTTCCTATCGCATTAATAAGCGTGCTTTTGCCTATTTCGTTTTCCCCAGTTACAAGGTAAACGCCGCCCGAAAACTCGCCTTTGTAGTTTTCAATAGTTTTAAAATTCTGTAATTCAATTTCAGTAACGTGCATAATATTATTTTTTAGTGGTTTCGCAGCTTTGTGTATCTGCATTAAAATTTAGTCCTTTTTTCGCTCGCTTGTTTACAGCTTCATCTGTCGTACCGTAGTTAAGCATCCACGTGTTTCTTCCGTCGTGATCTAAAGGCAAATGCTGTATAAGATTTTCAGCAGCTTTTACCCTTGTAAGCCCGCTTTGTATTTCTGCTGCGCTTAGCTTTATTGCAGTAGCTTTTTCAAGCTGTTCGGTTTTAGCTTTTTCCTGCGTGTACCATTTCCAGTTCTGTGCCGCAGATGCTTCTGCTGCTGCCAGCTTTTCCTTTTTTTCTGCCAGTTCAATAGTTAAGTTTACTATGGCTTCTTTTAAATATTTCTGTTCTTGCTCTGTCATTTGTAAAGTATAAAAGGGGCAGCTGGTTTGCTGCCCCGTGGTTAATATTATAAGCTAATTAATTGCCCAGCCAATTCGTTAAGTTCCTGTCTGCGGCGTTCGCCTATTTCATTACTTACGCTGGTAATGGCTTGGCTTAATTTCCAGCGTGTAGGCTTACCAGTAATGCCCTGCGCTTCATCGCTATTCATAAGGCGTTTTTCTACCTGTTCCACTTCGCTCTTAAGCATTCCCATACGTGGCAGCTTTTTAATTTCAGTATCTAAATCAATAAGTTCGCCGCTGGCTGCTTTAATAGCTGCCGCACTTTCCTTAATGCGCTCAACGCTTAACACGTTTTTCATAATGTCGCCCACAGCCGAAGCCATAGCGGCAGTATCAAGCCTGTACGTATTATCACTAAAACTTACATTATCGGGCAGCCTTTTACCAAGGTGTATCTGCTTAAGCTGGCTTTCGCTTACCATACCGTTAAGGCATACGCAATTCATTTGAAACGCTCTTACTTCAAGCGCACCGTCCCCGTAATCGCTGTTCGCAATACGTGCGCCGAAAACGCTATGCACCAGCCCGTTATTTTCTGTCGGTATTTCAAACACCTGCGGGATGATTGTGCTTATGTAGCTTTTAGTATCTGTATGCTCGGCTTCGTACAGCTGCGCACCTGCGTTACGGCTTTCCTCTATAAAGCTGGTGTAAATCTTATCGCTGTTAAGCCTGCGGTACTTATCGCTTAATACTGCACGGGCTTGGTCGCCTACTGTTCTAATAAGCACACGCTGGCGGGCTATATTGTTTTTGTGGTCGGTAAGCACCTGCTGGGCTAATTTTCTGCCCCAGTCCGTGCTTGCCAATTCCTTAAGGTAACGCTGCGGCACGCCAAACTTTTCAGCCAGCTGCATAAGTGCGTTATGGTGCAGGCTATACTGCTGGTCGTTAAAATTCATTTTTATACTGCCATTTGCTTCAAACGTAAGCGGGCTGCTTACATTAAGCGGCAGTACGAAATCGGTAAGCAATCCGTTATCCCTTTCGATACGCTCTAAAATTCCAGCGTTTCGTGATTGGCTGCGGTCTAAAAGGTTTGTAACCTTTTCCTGCAAAATTTGCTTTTTACTTGTTTCTGTACTCATAACTGCTCTCGGTATTATGCCCCATCGGGGCGGGTTAAAATTCTATTTTATTAATCTTCCATTAAGCGGGAAAAGTTCGGTAGTAACTACCTGCCCCGCTTTTATCTTTTTGCCGTTTTTAAATACTACTGCTTCGGTAAGTGCTTCGGTTTTGCGCCCGTGGTAGCCAAATATATCACGGTCTGCGCTTTCCAGCCTTACGCTGCCTTTGTACTTGCCGTCAACTAAGTAATCAACGGAGTAGCCTACTGTTTTGAATTTCGTAGCCATTACAGTAAAGTATTAAGTATTACCCTTTCCGTAGCAAACTCGCCAGCACCCTCGTAACCTTGGGTCTGATGATAATTGTTTACGTTAAAAAGCTGGTCGCTGGTTATTACGCAGCCCTCTTTTTTTGCTTGCAGCTGGCATATATTAATTACTTCATCTGCGCTATCTACTGCACCAATAATATCCCTGCTTTTAAAAGAGTGCTGGTTATCTGTTTTGTAAACTAAAAATATCGCTTCCATATTAGTAAAGTTCTATATTGTTGTTTTCAAATAATTCCATACAGTCGTTCCATTGCTCGTCGTCCGTAAATATAAATATTGTACTGCCGTCGTTTTCAAAAGAAAAGCCTGCATCATTTAGTAATTCGTGTGCTGCTTTTGCATCACGTACACTTACTTCTATCGGGTTTAAATTTGTTGCTACCATTTTGCTCTCGGTTTTAATTATGGTGCTAAATTAAACTTTTTCTTTAATTGTCAAAACTTTCAAGAGTTAAAATTTTATTTTAATTTGCTCGGCGCACACCTTTCTTTTTAGGTCTGCCAAAATATTCGCCACAGGCATACCCTAATAAATCCACATATTCATCGTGCGAAGCTACTGGGTAACTTCCTATCTGCCCTATAAAGGTTTCGTTCCAGCCGCCTTTAATCAAGTACACACGCCCAGCTTCTACCCGTGGGCTTAATTCTGAAAGCCTTGCATCCTTGCCGTCCGTTACCAGCGACCCCTTTATTAGTATTGCGCTTAAGTCTGTTACTTCCTTAAGCATCTGCTCTAAACTATGCCCCGAAGCTTTTGGCTCAATATGTACACGGCTGCGGGACGTTGTACCCTGTATATCGCAATACCTTGGCACTTCTTTTAAAAGTTCGGGCATTTCTAAGTAATCGCTTTTTGCGTTCTTTATATACAGCCTATTGCGTTTTCTATCAAATCCGCAAACCATTAACCCAGTAGGGTCATTAACTGTTTTCTTAGTGTAAGCACCATCTACCCATAAATCCCATACAAGCCCGTCGGGTACATCGTAGGCATCCACATACTGCCACCATTCGTCTTTCACTTTTCCGCCGCCTTTTGGCGTTGGGTCTTGGTCGTACTGCCCTGCAAAGTCATAAACTCCCAGCAGCGTAGCCTGTTCCGATAATATCTTTTCGTTTAACCTGTTTGCATCCAGTAAACCATTTACGTAGTGCTTTCGTAGTTCGGGCGGTCTTACGTCCCCTGTGCTGCGTGCTGGTAGTTTTATATGCCTAATATTATCGGATATGCTTAACATATAGCCCGTCGGGTCTTCCTCGTGCAGCCGCTGCATTATCCCGATGGTGGGTGTAACTTCCTTATCCTTTTTACGGGTAGGCAGCACCTTACTTACGTGCCTGTTCGCTTTCTTACGTACCTGCTCGCTGTTTGCTTTTTCTACATCAATTAAATCATCCCACAGTATAAGGTGGGCGTGCTTTCCAATAATCGCACCGCCTACAGAAGTAAAGAACCTTACGCCCCCGAAGTTATTACGCCAGTCCTTTTCGTTGTCTTTGGTAAAGGTTAAGTACTTGCCAAATTTTTGATAAATAGCAGGCTGAAAATATTTGTTCCAGCGTTCGCTTTTTATAACGTCCTTACTTTTCAAAGACTGGTCAACGCTTAAGTCGTTACTGTGCGTACTGGTTATAATTACAAAGTGCGGGGCGTGTACCCAAATCCAGCAGCCAAGCATTTGCGATACTATTGTGGATTTTGAAAGCCCTGGCGGTATATTAATAATAATATCGTTATCCTTTGGCTCTTTACGCATAGCCCTTTCGGCTACTTTTTGCAATTCATCGCACAGGTATTTTATATGCCAGTTTAATTCCAGTTCGTTGTCTTGGTTTATTATGTCCCAAAATTCAACAAAGAACTCAAAAAAGCTGGCTTTGCATTCCGATGCCCTTATAGCGTATAGCTTTTCAAGTTCACGGGCTGCGCTTTCCAGCTGCTGCTTTTTTTTTAATATAAGTTTTTCATCATTCATCCGTGCTGCTTGCATTATCTACCTTACGCATATTTTTAAGCATACGGGCTTTTTCTTTTTCAATATCTTCCTCTGCCATTGGTGTCATTCCTACACCTACCGAGCCGCTAAACTCCACTTTTTTAGGTGCAGCGTAGCCCAGCAATTCCTTGCGCTTATCCATACAGGTAAGTATCTTATCCATAAAACGGGTATCGCCAAAAGTATCTTCAATGCTTCGCTCTTTTATTGTGCCACCACTTACCGCACCGCCTGCTGTGCTTCCGCCGTCGATTTTAGTAGTACGCTTACCGCCTTTGCTTTTTTCCCAAGCTGCCCACATTTCTGCTTCGATAACGTCCAGCTTTTTAAGTTCCCTATCCACTACAAGGTCGATAATATCCTTGCGTTCGTCTTGCCATTCCCGCAGGATAGCCTTAACGTCGTGCGCTATCTGCCCAGTACTTTTAATTTCGTAGTCCTTGCCTGCTTCCTTGTTATGTTCCGCCAGCTTGGTAATCATATCCCTGTACGAAATATTTTGCAGTAGCCACTTGGCTATTAAAGTTCTATCCTCTGCAATTTGTTTATCCGTTCGCTTTGTCGCTGCCATAGTTTTGTATTAATTAAAGCCTGCTGCTTTCGTTATCTATTTGCTCATAAATTGCAGTATCTTTTTTGAGCATTTTTAAGAACATTTTTTGCTTAAACCCGCTGCAACTACTTAACTCAATATAAGTATATCCTTGGGGTTCAAATTTATGTTCTACCTCGTTAAGAACAGTAAAACCTGCTTGCTTAAGCAGGTTGTCAAATTTCTGTTTTAACTGTTCTGTGTCGGTGCTTTTAATCCAGCCCGAAAAATTCCAAATCTTCGCTATCATATTCTAATTCTTTAAAGTTGTTTTGTATTTGCTTAGGGTCGCCCTTGTAAAATACTAATATATTTTGATGGCACTTGCCTATCTTTCTGTTTTTCATAAGCCTTGCAGCACGCTGCGGCAATGTACCAATAGGCTCAACGTAAATCATTTCATTGTAAAGCATAGCACCAAAGCCCGTCCACATTCTGCGCATATCATCAACAAATAAACGGTAAGCACTATCTTTTCCCCTTATGTCGCCGACAACTATAACGGCAAACCTGTTTTCCTTAAGCGCATTATACGATTTTTCAAAGGCAGTTTCAAGTATTTGCAAAAATTCTTTATAGCTGGCTTGGTTGCTTGCATCCTGTTCCATATCGCTGTAAACCTCTAAATCAAAGTAAGGCGGGCAGCTAAAAAAAAGATCCTGCGAAAGCTGCTTAAAATGCTTATCCACATTTTGCCCGTCGTCGCAAATATATTCAGCAGGTAAGCCCGCAGCTTTTACACGCATATTATTTAAATCTGCCTGCTGCTGCCTTAACTCGATGCCTTTAAAGTTCATACCGTACCTGCCAGCTACAAAACCAAAAACAGTATCGCCAGCGAAACAATCAAAAGCGTTACCGCCTTTTATCCCATACCATAACGATACCAGTTCTGCCATTACTGGGTCTAATATTGAAACACCGCTATTAATCTGCTCCATTATTGTGTCCTTTCCAAGCGTACCCTCACGGCTTTGCCCATCATCTTGAATTAAAGCTTTCCAGGCTTTTTTCCTTTGCATCCAGTAGCCTTTCCTGCTATCCAAAACACTAAACGGCGGCACTATAAATCTTTCCGTAAGTTTTCGGTGCGCTTCTGTTTGTTTGTCCTGCTTAAGCTGCATCGCTTTTAATTCAGTTTCAGGAACACCCCATTTATTTAAATCAACATCGCCCCAGTCATTTGAAAGTATTTCGTGCGACCAGTAACCTGTTAAGGCGTTTGCTGTAATATTGGCTTTTTCACGCTGTACTTCATTCCATCTTACAGCACGGTAATTAAATCGCTGGTTTTTCCAAATAACGAAACCCAGCTGCACAGTTCCCTGTTCGGTGGGTTTTTTAAATTCTTCCGTTATTTCAATTTCGCAATCTTTTAAGTTTATAATCTTACTGCGCTGGTTTCCGCTAATTATTTCGCCAGTATTTAGATCGTGAACGATACCACTAATATCGCCCAGTTCCTGCATATTTTTTTCAAGTTCCTTTTTTCTATCCTCGGTTATATGCCTGGGGTTTTTATGATACTCTTTTACATCAGTTAATTTATTCTTTTTTGCCATTTGTCGCACTTTCTTTTATTGTTAATATATACTTATGAAAACAGATTAAAAACCCACTTAAAAGCGTTGAAAAGTAATATCGCAATTCCTATTCCTACGACAAAGATAACAAACAAAACAAAACAGCCTTTTCTTACCGCTTCGTTATTATACTTTCCCATCATTTCAGCTTTTACTTCCTGGTTTAAAATTGCGCTACTATTGTAAGGAACGAACTCTAAATTATCCATTACTAAATTCCATATCCCCAGCTGTCCTTTAACTGGGTATTCTACCAACCTGGTAGGTTCTTTTAAAAACCAACCATAACCAGTAAGCCCGATGCGGTCTTTTGCTGGTATCTTTGTTAATTCCCATTCCTCTGCTGTTAAATCTTCCAGGGGTTTGGTTTTATATAAGTCAACTATTGCCAGGATGCAGCCGCTTTGCATTTCTTGTATTTCAGGCTTTTGGCTGCTGCAAATAACTAATTCACCCCTGTAATTTGTGTTCTTACTTCTTACCTCTATTTTCTTTAAGCCCTGGGCAATCCATTCGGCGTAAGGATTTTTTACAGTTAATGCTTTTTTCATTTCGTGCAAATCGCTGTTATAATCTTCTTTTTTGTGTTGCATAATTTATTTATTTAAAATAAGTATTTCTCTGAATTTAGAAAGCAGATAACTCTGTTCTTTAAAAGTATAATTATCTGCTTTCGCTATAACGTAATCAAGGCATTCAGAAACCAGCCCCTTATTATTGCCTGCTGCTTCTATCTTAATTACTAATTTATTAAAAGTCATTAAAAAGGCAAATCATCAGGTTCTTCATCATCCCCCGCCTGCGGCTTTGGTGCTGCCTGCTGTGTCGTTGTTTGCTGCGCCGTGTTTTGTCCCTGGCTTCTATCGTTTTTCAAAAAAGTAAAGTCTTCAATATAAATTTCTGTACTGTACTTTTCTACACCTGCATTATCAGTCCATTTTCTGTATCTAATTGAACCCTGCACAGCAACCTGGTCGCCTTTTTTTACGTACTTTTCAAAAACTTCCGCCTGTTTGTTTCTTACGATACAGGTATGCCATTGCGTTTCCTTTACTTTTTCACCTGTTTGCTTATTGGTGTAGCTGCTACTGGTAGCAAGTGGGAAACGACCTAAACAGCCGCCGCCCTCAAAATGATGCATTTTTACATCATCGCCAGTATTTCCGATTAATACTACTAAATTTTTCATTCTTCTATACGTGTTAATTTTATAAATTCTAAGGTGCTTTTAATACCTGTGTTATCGGGGTGCGGGTCGTGTGCCATTTTACCGTTCTGATAAATACATACGTGAAAATGCGCTGCATCCCTTGGGCTGCCACCTATTACCAAATACAGTTCATCATTGCTAAGATGCCCGCTTATGTTTTCAATCATCCAGCCACGTTCCAGCAGCCAGTTTTTTAATACTTCCGTCCATTGCTTATCATCATCATAAGCATCGTAATGCTCCTGTATCTGTATTACTTCCTCGGGGTTTGTTGCGCCTATTATGCAGGCTATTACCGTGGCGTAACAGTTACCCGATTGGTCTTTTGTTGTAAGGCGTGTCTGCTTATGCGGTATGTAGTCAATTATAGGCGTTTCGCTGTGTAGGCTTACAGGTTGCAAAGGCTGGTTAAAAGTAAGCTGCATTAAGTGTATGCGCTTGGTTTCAATTACCTGCTGCACTTCCTCGTCTGTAAGTTCCCAGCAGGTTACAACTTGCCCCTCGGGGTTTCGCCAAGCTGGCAGCGGCTGGTAATCTTCTTGCCCCTCGCCGTAAGTAATATTCGTGTGTCTTGTTTTAACTGGTTTCATCTTTCTTGTTTGGTTTTAAGTAATTTTTGTTAATGTAAATAAGCCCCTTTTTTACGTAGTTTAATGGCATCCAAAAAGGAAACAATAAAATGCTCCATTTTATACAAAAAAAAACAAAGTAAAAAAAAGCAGGTACAAGCAGCCAGTAATATATCCAGCCCTGCGAAAATACCGATACGTCATACATAAAGGTTTCCCACAAAAAAGCCAAGTAGCTTTCAAAAAAATCGTTTAGTTTCATAGTGTTTTTATATCTAAGTTCTTACTGGCGTGGTCTGCTACCTCTAAAGGTGTCATTCCTTTTTTTAGCAACTTTAAAAGTTCCTGCGCATCCGCTTCTGCGTTGTATTTTGTTTGCATTATTAAATCAACTTTAAGCAGCAGGCAGTCCCAATGAAATGCTGCAATAATTTCATCCCCGTAACCTTTGCCTTTACAAAACGCTTTCCAGCTTCCTTTCAGCCTTATAAATTCCTTTTCAGTAATTACGTTCCAGTCCAGTTTTTTTTCTTCAAAATAGCAAATTGAGTAAAAGGCATTAATATAGCCCTTAAGCTTAATCTGTATCTTTTCTAATTCCTTGCGCTGCGCCCTTGCTTGGCTACTTCTGTTTTTCTTACCCATTTAATAAAGCTTTAAGTTTGTTTTTTGTATCAAGTGGGAAATCGCTACGTATTACCCAGTCTGCGTATTGCCTGTCGCTGGTAACTGGCTTATCCTTATGCTTACCAAAAGCCCAGCATACCACATTATCCTTAACGTACATTTTACCAGCGTAATCAAAACGCCCAGCTTCGCCTTGGCAATACTCGTCAATCTGCGCCGCTGTCATTGGTTCTTTAAATTTAGCCATTTGTGCAAATAACACGTCGGCGGTAGCCCTTACATCATTAAGCGCATCGTGTGCGCCGTCTAATTCCCTGCCAGTATAACGCTTGTAAGTATCTGTAAGCTTATGGCTGTTTAGTTTGCGCTCCAACTTAAGCACGTCCACAAAATTAATCGGCACGCCCGCAGCTGGGTACTCAATTTCAGCCCTGTTAAATTCCTCTATAAGCAAAGGCACATCAAAATTATCACTATTGTAGCCACCTATGTCGCACCCATTAAAAATATCGTAAAGGCTTTTAGCAATTTGCTTAAAAGTAGGCGCATCCTTAACCATTTCGTCGGTTATCCCGTGTACGTCTGTGGCGGCTTTTGGTATTGGCTGCCCTGGGTTTATTAATCGGTTTGCAGTTTCCTGCTCGCCCTGTTCGTTTATTTTTAGGATTGCAATTTGCACTATCCTGTCCGTGCTGGTATTTACGCCTGTGGTTTCAAGGTCAAAAAATACTATCGGCTTTTCTATTTTCATCGGTAATCAGTTTTAAGTAATTCAATAATAAAAAGGTTTGTTTTATAAATACGCATAAGCTGCCGCTTACCCGTTTCCCATTGTTCGTGATGCTTATAGCATAAGATATTTACATTGCGTGGGTCGTGCGCTATTTCGGGGCGTGAGCCACGTGTAAGAATATGGCTAATAAATACGCTGCTGTAATTGTGCAGGGGCTTGGCGCATTCCTCGCAATAGTTTGCTTTATTGTCCCAGCACCAGTAATAAAATCGCTGGTTTGCTTTTACCACATCGCCCTTACTTAGCAAACTTTTGCCAAATATTTCACGCTGCAAATCAATCCGCAGCTGTACAGGTAGCTTAAACTTTTTCCAATCCTGTAAAGGCTGGTAGTCCCTGCTTACTGCATACCTGTACTCGTCTGCGTTTGATATGATAATTGGTAACTGCAATTATTCTTCCTCGTCTTTGGCTGCATCTGCCGCCGTCATTGCTTCCTCTGCTTGGTCGAGTAAATCCTGCTGCCCGCCTGTGTCGCCAGCTGCTGCCATTTTACCGTCCACGGCATCATCATCAAAAGCCATTTCCAGCTGTGCCTGCTTGCCGTTCATAACGTACTCAAATACTTCGCCCTCTAAATCGGTCATTAAATCTTCAAGGTCTTCCTCAAAGCCGTATTTCGTGCCGTTAAATTTAATACGCTGGCTATTAATAGCAGTTTCGTGTCCCGTTTCTGTTTTAAGCTTACCAGTAATGATAATACCACGGTTTTCATCCTTGCCGCTTATGCTTACACCAGTAACAGTAATCTTATTCTTAAGCAGGCTAAACTTTTCATTTAAGATAACTGCCTGCGGTGCTGTTGCCCCGAACACATTACTATCACGTAATTCGTTTAAAATGCTGAAATAAAATATTTCTGCCATATAACCACGGCACACGTCCAGCACTTCCTTAAGGTCGGGGTGCGGGCTTTTATCTGATTTTACATTTTTAACATCGTGGTAAACTTCTACGCCAGTAGTTTCTTCCACTTCAAAATTAACCTCTAAGCCCTGCCCTTTGGTCTTTACTTTTTGCAGCGTAAACTGCGCTAATTGTGTGTCTTTCATTTTTGACATTTATTTAGTTTTGTTCTTATCAAACGGCTGATAAAAACCTTGTTGATATAGCTGAACCGCCCAGCCTTTTGCTTCAAATAATTTCTTTGCTTTTAGTGCTTCCTCGTAAACCATATCTTTCTGCTTTTCGGGCTGCCCTTTTTTGCGTGCCACTATTGTAATGGTTACGCCTGCCAGTATTTGCGCCGTAGTAGGCTGCTTACTATTCTTCCTCGCTGCCACTTAGTTCTTCATTTACATATTTCTTAAGCGTTGCACGGTACTGGTCGCCCTCGGTTTCTTCCTGCGCCTGTAATTCTTCGTATGCTTCAAAATCAAATATATCATCTAAAGCATCCGTACAAAGCTTATGCAGTTTTTCGGGTATTACCGCATCCAGTTCCACCTGCCCCAAGCCGTCCCAGTTTGCGCTTCGGCTATCCCCTGGCTTAATTGGTGCGTGCGGTAAATTCCAATCAATTACCTGCTGCTCCATTAATGCAATACGGCGCACTTCTACAGGTATGCCAAAATTTAAAAGGTTTTGTTCTATACTGCGGGGTATGTCTTCGCCACTTGGGTCGTAGTCCCCGAAATATAATATAATAGGCTTTTTTCCGTTCCTTGCTGCGTGCTTAAAGCGTTCTGCTGCTTCGTTTAAAAAGGTTAAACTTGGGTAGCCTTTACAAGCACCAAGTGCCACATCGTAATCGCTGCAAGGTGTAGAAAAAACGCCCTGCAAAGCTTTCTTTTCAATAAATACTTCGGGATAATAAACTTGATTTTCCCACCTGTTTTTCGAGTAGTATTTCATCCACCTGCCTATCGCACCTTTTGCGTACTCAATTTCATCCACTACATCGGTAACATCATAATCAGTTTTACCAATCATTTCCCTGTCATTATCGCTAAAAGTTTCAAAGCTTATAACACCATCCCAGCGGGCTTGTATCATTGCAGAAACTACCCTTTTGTAGTGCCTTGTAGTATTTGTCATTCCTAAGCCTACAAGCTGGTAATGCAGCCCCCTTATAGTTAAAACGCCGTCGGCGTACCTGCTTACTACTTCTTTGCTGTTTTCTATTATCCAGCTGCGTGTAAATTGGTCTTGTTTTGCCATATTTAAGATATTATATTACTTGGTTCATCAATGTAAACGCCAAATTCCTGCGCTCCTAATTCTTTCAAATGCTCTATAAAAAAAACTAACTGCTGGTTATCCAGCTGCTCCACTTTTACCGTTTCGCTTTCCCATTTGCCTGTATCAAAATTGTAGGTTTCTTTTTGGCATATAGGGCTTAACTGGCAAAGCTTTTCATCTGTCTGCGCTAAAGTGTAACGCTCGCCCATAACATCAAAGTAAGCACGGCAAAAGTCTGCCACTACTTTCTTTTTATAATACACCAGCAGCGGCACACTAAGCGGCTGCGTTTTATGTATGTTAATTTCAATAGTAAAAAAAGTGTTTTTCCAGTTCTGAAAGTGCTGCACCATTTCCTGCTTATTAGCAATAAGAAACTGCCCGCTGCTATTCGTTTGTCCGTGTAGTATTAAATCCCTGCGCTTCATACTTGGCTTTTTGGAAAATTACTTGGTTTTTGCATACCCATTTTGCTAAGTATTTTTTCAGCAGATGCATAACAAACATCATAATCTAATACACCAGCTGCGTTAATTATATGCGCTATTTCGTTTCGTTTTTTTTGATAATATAAATAAGATTTACTCATAATTTCTCGCTTATCATTTTAATAATGCCCTGCATTTTTACTGCATACCATTCCTCAAAGTCTTGGTCTTTAATTTTTGCAAACCAGTATTCGTATAGCGCACCACGCAGCTGCTTGCTTGGGCTTTTACCGTCCGTGCTTACGCCTACTTTATTATCCTGCATTACCGCCAGCATTTCCTGCGCCAGCTTATCGGGGTTGAAATAAAGAAACCCCTGCGCCTTATCCATTTGTATAGCTTCCAGCTGGTTTATTTCGCCGTCCACAGCAAAGGTAATGCGTGTCTGTGTTTTTTGCTTTTCGGTACTTACGTGCCTTGCTTCAAGTGTTATCATTTTGCTCTCGGTTTGATAGGGGCTAAGTTAAACATTTTTTTTAATTGTCCTACCCGTTAAAATTCTTTCTTAGTATGCTGCTCGTTTTTAAGGGGCAGCTGGTTATGCCAGTTTTATGATCTACGGTATCATCTACGTGGCTGCAAATGCTGTCTTTGTAATATTGGCAATTTAAGCCTGCGCACCTGTTAAAGTCTGCCAGTTCCCTGCGCCTGTTTAATTCGGCATCGTCTTGGCTTTCCATAATTAAAAAAGTGGCGGCTGGTCTATTTCAAGTATCGCCTTATCAAATGCCCGTTCGGCTGCTTTGCTTTGCTGTAATACTTCCCTGTCCCGTGTTTTAAAATACTTAACCTGTAATCGGCGCATATCTTGCCCCAGCTGCACGATGTTTTTTAACTGGCTGCTTACTTTTTCTCTCTCGTTTTCTGCTTGCTGTCCCATTGTTTGCTTTATTTAATTTTCATCTTTAAAAAGTTCCTTTTGTGCAGCTGGTGGCAGCTTTTCGATTACCCAGTTTATATCCGTATTAAATTTAAGCCTGCCAAAGTGTACCAAGCAAAGCGCATCGCTACTCCATAAAGTTGCTTTTATTTCGGGGTAGTATTTTGCAGCTGCTGCCTTGTACCTGTTTTTACGGTCTTTCTTTTCTTCGCCTTTTTTACGCAGCTTAAGCCCAGCCTGCCAGCTTATAGGTGCTACCTGTACAAATGGTATTTTGCACAGCGTTAATACGGTTTTTATTTGCTCGTAGTTTGCCAGCATTTTATCAATACCGAACTGCTTACCGCCGCTGTCTGCATCCCCTCGGTACTTGCTTACCTTTTCTAAAAAGCATATCGGTTTTTCGTAAGTGTCTTTCACGTAAGTAAGGTAATCGCTTAAGTCCGTTGCATTTTTTGGCATTTTTACAGCAGTAACACCTGCCTTATAATTGTACAGGGCTATGCCGCCGCCTGCCCCTGGGTCTATTCCTATTATCGTTTTTGCTTCCATTGCTCTCGTTATTTAATTACTGTTCGTATATCCTTTTTTTGCTCAATTAAATCATCAAATATTTCCCTTATGGTAATATTATTCTGCACGTTTTGCGCACGGTGCAGCAGCATATCGCCAAGCTTGCCAGCCCTGCCCCTTTTTTGGCTATCGTGGTACTGTTCTGATATTGCTTTTCGCTCCCGCTTATCATTGCTTTGCTGGGCTATTTTATAAGCCTTTTGTACTGCTATGCTTTTGGGTTTTGGCAGTTCATCAATCAAGCCCTGCGCCACAAATTCCTGCGCAAAAATTGAAAGTATAAAATGCGGGTGCGTGCCGTCTGCCTTGTAGTTTTCAAAAGCCTTGTAAATATCATTAAGAAATGAATTACGGTAGTGCGCTTTTTCTTCTGCCGTTACTACGTGTACAGGTGCAGGTAATGCCCTGCGAGCCTTAAACCAAACGCCGTTCTTTTTTGATTTGTAAGCGTTAAGTATCTTGGTAACGTATTCAAGGCTAAAAGCTTGGTAGTGGTTTTTATCGGGCTGCCCGTTTCTGTCTTTTGGTAGCCATTCATCCAGCTGCCCAACCAAAGCAAGTTCAAACGCAATTTTTACTTCCTTAAAAGTTAAATCCTTGTAGTAGGTGCGCAGCGTAGTAAAGAACCTTACCGCATCGTACTTCATTATTTCAGCATTATCCCAGCTGCGTATGCCTACGTCCCTGCATATAAATTTACTGGCTACTGCTACCGTGTTAAGTAATTCCTTTTCGGGTACTGCCCTTATAGGCGTTTCAGATACACCAGCCTGCGCAATCATTAAATCATTTTCGCTAAGCTTAAGCTGCACAGTTTCATCTTGTAGTATGGTGCGCTTTTCTTCTAAATATTGGTTTTGCCTTACGGCTAAGGCATTGCCTTTTCGTTCTGCTGGTAACATTGTTATCCTGTTTTACATTTTTAAATAAGCCTGCATATCTGCATCGCCTTTCATTATTTGCTCGTCTGATTTTTCAAGGCGCAGCTGGTTTTTATCCTTATCCCGTTCCATCCACGTGCGGGCAGTTGCTACCCAGCCCCGTGCCGTCCTTTTTTTATTGCTCGCTTCGCTCCAGTTGTTTATTTGCCTGTGGTAATATTCAATATCTACACCCAGCGCAGCGTGTTCTTTTAACTTGGTTTTAAATATACTAATTTCAAAATAAGCGGAATTTTTAAAAAGCGTGCTTTTGTTTGCGTTTGGTTTTTTACCAAATAAATCATCCTGCTGCTCTTTGGGCGTGGCGGTTTGCGCTTTTGGCGCAGACTGCGAAACGATATTATTAGGTTTATTATTATTAGTTTTATTCTTATTTGTTTTAAAATCCTTGGATACTTGTTTTGGAATATTTTTAATACCAGTATTTAAAAAATTTAAAATCTTGTTTTCGACGATTTTAAAATGCAGTTTAGCAGGCACTCCTTTAAGTTTTGTTTCTATAAAACCAGCATCAGTAAGTAGCTTAAGAGCCTTTTTTTGTAAGTGATAACTAAGCCCTGTATTATCTGCAATACTGTCCGCTGTGTTAAAGAAAAAACCGTCGTCGGTAGTTTCCCCTCGGTTATTAAAATACTCTGCTTTGTCTGCTAAGTCTGCAAGCATTAAAGCAGCTTCTATACTGGTGGCTTTGGCAATATGTTTATTTACTATCCAAAATGCGCCGTTTCCTAATATCTTTCCTATCATAGTTTAACGGTTTTTTTATCTATAGCCCAGCCTTTTTCAATCATACCGAAAATATCAATATGGTTTTTTATAGCTATTTCATAAGTACTGTAATCAAGTGAAGAAAGCCCCAGCGTTTTATTAGCAAGATTGCTAAGTATTATTTGGTCGCCAAGGTCTATACCTAAATTATTCATAGCGTTACCAGTAATATCTTGGTAATCATTAAGCGGGTTAAGTATTAGTCTGTAATGTTTTTTTGCATCGTAATTTTCATAATCTCTAAAATTACACATCAAATCATATAAATCCTCTGCGTTAAAAACTCCAATTACATTTTCTGCTATTTGATAACTTACGCCTGCCATTACATAAGGCGCAAAGTGTTTTAATTCTAATTCATTCATAATCAAAAAAAGCTATCGCTTTCGGGGGTGCAGCCCCTACTCGCAATAGCTATTAAAATATCTTAGTGTTCGAGTTCTGCACTACTCTTATGCAAATGTATAAATTATTCATTACCAGTCCCAAGCTGGGGCGTATTACTTGGTACGTGCAGCATAGTACCCTTTACTGCTTCGATGTTTTGCTTGCTTTGGTTTGGTACTAAACTTACAACTGGGTAACGGCTTTTAACCCCTGGCTTTTGGCTTTTAGAAAACTTTACGCTTAAGTCAAATATTACACCACGCACAGAACCACGCTGCTGCATCATCATATCAAAAGTATCACGTATTGCTGGTATCGTGCTGGCTTCGCCTTTGGTGCTAAATTCCCAGTAACCTGCAATATCCTTAACCTTGGGCAAAATAAAGCGCAGCGTTAAAATTACTTCCCATTCTTTTGCACCTGCCTGCTTTTTGGTGCGCTCCATTATGTCGGGGTACTCCGTGGCTGTGTAGGTTTTGTATTGCTGGCTGCCTGTGTGCCATATTTCAAATTCTTCGCCGTCGCCACGTGCGTACAGCTTGCCGTCTTTATCCCGTAATTCGTAACGCTCGTTACACATAGTTTCGGGCGTATCTTCCCAAAAAACTACCTGCACCGTATCGGGTTTATCCCCATACGCCTGCTTAAATAAACCAGCGTACTTTCCTGCTGGTATAAAATAGTCGCAGCTTTGTGGGTAGCCCCTGTCGTTTTTAAAGCCTGTTTTTATCTGTCCTACCCGTGGCAGCTTAAAGCTTTGTACCTGTTCGGGTCTTTTAATTCTACCTTTTGCCATATTAAATATCTTTGCCGCAATCTGCGCAGGTTTTATATACAAAGCCATTGCCTTGATGTAAAATTTCTTCGCCATCGCATTTACATTTTAACTCTTTTAATGACGTTATTTCAACGCCTGCCTGTGTTAGCACTTCAATACACATATTTTTTATAAAACCAGCTTCTAAACTATCGTGAAACATTTCTACCAGCTGGCGCATTTTAGGCGCAGCAGCTATAAGCTTGGCGTTTGCTTCCTGCTCTTGTACGGTAAGCTTTCCGTTTTGTTGTATTCTTAAAAGCCAGTCGTTACCATTTGCTATTCCGTAAAAATTTGCTTCGCCGTCCGTGGTATTTATCCAATCGCCTGCGGTGTGTTCGTTTAAAAATGCCATACTATACGCTTTTAGTTAGTTCCCCGCACTTATCGCAAATAAAATGCGTGTTCGGGTCGTCTTGGTTAATACCGTGCAGGCGTTTTATAGATGCACCAGTAACCTGTACAAATCTATGCCCGTAAATCTTACAAGGTTTTTCCCTGCTAAGTAAGTGCTGCGGCTCGGGTACAAATACAGCAGATACGTGTTCGTCGCAGTAAGTTTCATAAACCCAGCCACCAAGCACACGAATAACACGCAAGCCAGTACATACCTGTTCTGCATCGTGCAGCTTCATATCCATTAATTTATCAATATGCTTTATATCCATTTTTCCACCAGTTTAAAGTTATTAGTAAATTCCTCTGCCGTAAGCTGGGGGCTGCCTATTACTTCTGCGCCGTTGCTTATTGCTATTGTTTTCGTGCGTAGGGCTGTACGTATCGGCATATCTTTTATTTCGCTATAAGATAGCCCGTAATTAACCCAAAGCTTAGCAAAGGGGCTGAAATAAAGCCCCTGCTGCCAAGATTTTAAAATAAGCCCAGCCATTACTTACGTGGCTTTTGGTTTTCCTTTTTACGCTTTTTAACCAGTTCGCTTAATGTCATTTCGGTAACATTAGCAGCAAGCCCAGCCTTAAGGTCGATTACACCGTTTACGATTGTTACGGTATTATTTCGTCTATCCCTTTCAACGCCTGCAAGTTCCACCAAGTGCTTAAGCTTATACCTGCTTTTGCTTTCGGTTTGGTCTTTTAGGTTATACGTCGGGGTCGTGGTGCGCCAGTCTTTCGGCGACCAGTTGTAAACCCTTTCAACTGGCTTATTCGGGAAATGCGCCTGCCACATTTCGCAATAAGCTTGCAGCTGTATTTCGTGTTCCTCATAAAAGCCCTTACGCCCACTTTTAAAATCTACTATTGCCGTAAAGGTTTGCAGCTGCTTGGTTTCTTTTGGCTGCCCAGCACGTGCGCCAGTTTTAAAGTGTTCCCCGAAAAAGCCTTTTACTTCTACACTCATTTCGCATACCAAATCAATAGCACCAGCATAACCGTCCGTCGGGTGCGCCAGTACAATTTCAATCGCCAGCGGCTTAACATCGCATTCAATCATAAACTGCGCAAACGCCAGCACGTCCTTTTTAATTTCGTCGGCGTGGTTTATAAAGCTACTCGGCAGGCTTTCCTTTTCGATATAAGCCTTAAGCCTTGCCTTTACTTTTTCAGTATCGTAAGTGCGGTTAATTAATAATTCTGCGATTTCTGTGTGCATAAAAGTACCATAGTCTGCACGCTCTTGGGCATATACACGGCTTTCATCGTAACCCATATCTGCAATCCATTTGATAAGGTGCGGGCTGGTAGGCATAGTCTGCTTTATCATCGTAGTAACCGAGGTAAAGAAATTCGGCTGCCCCTGCTCGTCAAAAGTGTAATAATAGCGGTGGCTTGAACCTTGTAACCTGTATATGGTTTCGGGTGCTTCCACTAAAGCCTTATCATTAAAAAATACTGCAAGCATTTCCTCGCTTGTAAGCCCTGGGGCTAATTCATAAACGCCCTCGGGTGCATCTTGCATCATTGCATCAAAGGCTGCGCTGTTCTGTTCGCTCTCGTTTTTCATTGTTAATCTGTTTTAATTGTAAATAAAAGTATGCTCAATCCGCTGCATACAATAGCGGTATAATAATGCCAGTAAGCACCGTAAAAAAATGCGCCTATAAAAGCAGCTATTCCCAGCAGCAAAAATATAGCTGCAAAAATTCTATTTCCTATCTGTTCCGCTTTCATACTTATCAAGTTTTTTGCTATCCATTGGCTTAATGCCAAATAAAAAGTTTGCATCTACCCCCGTGGCTTTGCATATTTTGCGCACCCAAGCAGGTGCTACTCTACTGGTCTTTCCAGTAATAAGGTTTGATATGTTTACTACTTGCGTTTTAGGTTTTGCATCTGCAAAAAGTAATTCGCCTAAGTCCTTTTTTTGTAAGCTTTGGGTGCTTTTCGCCTTGGTGGCTTCGTGGTAGTCCAACGCTTCATCAATGCGCAGGGCTGGCTTTTGTTTTTCCATTTTTAAAATATTAGTTATCGTGAATATATCCTTTACGGCAGTTGCTATCACAAAAAGAGCCATTACACGGTTCGCCGCAGTAATCGCATTCGTTTTCCTTTTCGTCGTCGTAAGGGGTTGCTGTCTTCCAGCTGTCATAATTTGCCATCGCTCTCGGTTTTAATTATACCGCTAAATTAAACTTTTTCTTTAATTAACAAAACTTTCTTCTGTTAAAGATTTATTTTAAATAACAAAAGCCCCTACAAGTGCAGGGGCTTTCTATCGCAGATATACCGAGAGCGTTCGGAAATATTGGAGTGAGACAAATATAGTATTTAAACTTAATTAAGCTACACCTGTGCCGTATCTTTTTTTATCCAACATTCCACCTGCATACCATTACTGCCCAAAGTTACAAGGCATAAATCACGCTGCCCGTCGCTCATAAGCACCTTGCCCAGCGTGGCAGTATCTTCCTGCTGGGTTTTAAAAAACGGGTCTTTGTAAATAGTTACCTGCGTGCCAGTATTAGGCATCGCCACGGTTTGCACTTCGGGAGCAATTAAAAAGTCTTCCCTTGGGTCTAAAGCTTGTATTTCGTTAAAAGGCATAATCAATCAATATTATTAAGCACTTCGGTTACTTCCAGCCCGTCCTGCTTGGTTACGTGGCAAAGGTAGCCATTTATTGCGTTATTGGTAATATACATATCATCAGCTGCACGCTGTGCCATTGCTATCGCTGCTTTTTCAGTAGGCTTGCACGGTAATTCTATTCTTATGGTGGCGTAAAATTTCATTTATCTTTTAGTTAAGGCGTTATCTATTTTTTCACGTGCATACTGTGCCATTGATAAAGATATTGCGATATAAAGGCTGGTATGCGTTTTCTTAAACTGTTCCAAATTAAATTCCTGCATTCTTTCCTTGCAGTTTTGTTCCAGTATTCTATCTATTGGATTCATCTGTATGGTGCTTTATGCAGCTGCTTTCGTTTTCGTGTAGCACGCTGCTGTTACTTATTATTAATTTCCTGCCAATCATTAAAGCCATACGGTAAAATAAATTACCTCTTTGCTTAAGGTGGATATGCCCAGCGCATTGCCTTTTTTGTTCATCTGCACCGTATGCAGTTTTATGGCATACAAAACTATCGGCTTCAAGTATTTCCTGCATACGTTCCTTTCCAAGCCAGCCAGCAGGGGCATCTTTACGCATAGGGCAGTTACTGCAAGGCGCAGGCATATATGGCAGCTTTTCCATTAGTTTGATTTTTTACAGCTTATAGGCTGCTGCTGGCTTAACCTGCCTACCTCGGCAAGCTTATCAGCTATTTCGTTAAAAGTGTTCCCGTTATGCCCACGCACCCAAGTAAGGTTCAACGTGCTACTGCCTTGCCTGTGCTTTTCCTGCACTTCCAGTAATCGTTCCCATAAGTCTGCATTCATTTTAGTATGCAGCTTACCCTTAGCCAGCCAGCCGTGCAGCCATTCGTTTGCGCCTTTTACGCAGTACTGGCTGTCGCTGTAAATATCAATCTTATGCCCTACGTCTATGCTTTCCAAAGCTTTAATAATTGCCTTAAGTTCCATACGGTTATTCGTAGTATCAGCATATTTTTTACTGCTGTGCTTTTTCATCACGTTGTTACCTCTATGCTTTGCAGTAATTACATACCCGTAACTGCCCAGCCCAGTCTTATTATCGCTGCTGCCGTCTGTGTGTACCGTTATGAGCATACCAGTAAAGTGTAAATTAAAGCAGCACCCAGTACAGCAATTAAACCAGCGCAGCAATATCCAAAAATAGCCCATTGCTTTGCTTGCTTGTTTAGTTTTCCAAGCAGCTGGTCGTGGTCGTCTTTACGCATAGCGTTTAACAATTTAATATTTTCCATAAAATAAAAGTTTAATGAGAGTAAAAAGTAACACGTACACCGCTGCGCAGTTTGCTTGTATGCTTATCTGCTGCACTATTAAAAGCACGTTCGATAAATTTATTAGCAAATTCAACGCCTACAAGTTTAATAAGCCCACTTACACCTAAAAGGGTATTTAAGTTCTTTCCGCTTTTGTTTGTGGTGTGTGCTTTAATCTTAAAATTTTGGTTTACTTCTGCCGTAGTAAAATTTAAGCCTGTGTAAATTGATGTTTCCATTTTTCGCTCTCGGTTACATTATTAATATACGGCTAAATTAAACTTTTTCTTTAATTGTCAAAACTTTTGCGAGTTAAAATTTATCTTTAATTGTTATTTTTTTACTTTCTGCGATTTAAGGGCATTTCTTTTAATTGACTATACTTTTATTATTAAGCATAAAAAAAGCCACCATAGGCAGCTTATTTTAATTATTAGGGTATTTGTTACCAAATGGCAAAGCTTAATCTGCCACCATAGTAAAATTCCTTATCTATTACCCCAGCACTTACGCCAAAACCAAGCTTTCCAGTATAATAGTCTAAACCTACCCCTGGCACGTGCATTTCAAACGCTGGTATATAATCATCCTTAAGGCTTATGTATAATTTTGAAAGCCTTGTTTTCTTTTCAGAATACCCAAGCTGTAAATCTGAATAACGCAACACATCATTACTTAACTGCACTATGCTGGCATTTTGCTGCTCTATTGTTTTAAGCCCCGCAAGGTTTCTGCTGGTTAATGATTGTATAGTGCTGTCCTGCTTTCGTATTGTTTCCAATAGTTCGGCATTAACCTGCCTAAGCCTTTGCTCGTTTTTAATGGTCTTGGCTACGTCAATCGTTTTTTCCTTGCTTAGCGTTACCGTTTGGCTGGTCGGGTCTGTACTCACTTCCTGCGATAATGCCAGCAGCGGTAAGAAAATCAATATCATAATTAGGGTTAAGGCTTTTGCGCTTGGCTTGGTTGTACCAGTAGCGGCTGTCTGCTTTGGCTTTTTCATTGTCTTGTATTAGGTTTTTAATGGTTACGTCCCTATCCTGCGCCACGCTATCCACACGCTTAAGGGATAATTCTTTTTCGTCTTGCAGCTTATCCTTTATATCATTTAATAAAGCATTTCGCTGGCTTCTGTCGTAAAAGTGCTTAGCCGTACCCAAGGATATAAGTACGGCTACCACTATTAAAAAGGTTTTTAAACTTATCTGCATAGCTTAAGAAGTTAAAAGTAATTCACGCAGCAGCTGGCTGTATTCTTCCTCGCAGCCGTTAATGGCTTGGCAGTCTTTTAGGTTGCTTCCAAAAAATGGCTCTACCAGTAAAGCATCTGCATAGTTATCTATTATCCACGTGCCGCCGTTTTGCTTGCGGGTTGTTACTGGCACATTAGAACGTCGCCTTATACCGAAAGTATCGTACATCATTTGCGTAAACCTTGCAGCCGCTTCCTTGGTTCTTCTGTTAGTAATATAATGCAATGCGCTTGCGCCGTTTGCTTTTGGATCGGGGAAACTATCAAAATGTAATTCCAAAGCCATATCGTACTTAGTAAGGTTTATTTCATTAACCAGCTTTACAATACGTCCGCCCTCGCTGCCCCAAATGGTGTTCGGTCTGTAATAAATATCTGCAATATCGCTAAGGCTTTCAGCGATAGGGCTATTAAATTCAAATTCTGTTTTGCATAGGTGCGGACTGTACGCACCTTGCGCTTTACTTCTATGCCCTACGGCAATGGCAAATCGTTTCATTATTTGTCTTTATTTGTTAAATCGTTAATATTTAAGTTTTCTTGAAACTTCCTAATTCTATTCATCCAGCCCACTGGTGGAAATTTTCCGTTTGTTGCTTCGCTTAAATTACCAAAAGCAGAAAATAACGGGTAAGATACTACCACTAAGGCAATAGTTAATTTTACGTAATCTCCTATTTCTACGTTATTTTCTTTAAACAACGCTTTAAATATTTCAAATAATACTAACCCCGCTACTGTCAAAAAAGCTTTACTTAAGAATCCTGTTACCATTTTCTTAAGCGAAAAATCTTTAAACTTTAATGCGTGTACATATATTCCAATTATTAAATCTAATATAAGAGCCAAAGTTACAAGCTGCAAATATATTGCATTTATTGTAAGCCAAAGCTGTAAAGACGGGAATATAGAAGCAAAGGGGGTAAGTATTACCCCCATAAAAACGCTTGATTTAATCTTTGCTATTATCGTACCCTTATGGATAATAGATAGATTTAATAAAATTATTTTAGCCAAAAAAGCTAAGGGCTTGATTATAGTTAATTGCATAGCTTTAAAATTCTTTATTAATATTTCTAAATATAGCATCTGCAATCTGCAAATAACCCTCTGTCGCTGGGTGTACTCCATTTGTACCTGCCTGCTCTGTATCTGTACTATTTCTACTATTTACAGCACGCTGCCCCTTTGGCATATTGTAAAGCGTATCAAATTGCGCCGAAACATTAACAAATTCCACAAAATCGCTATAAGCTGGCTCATTTGCCCAAGCTTGGTAAGCAAGGTTAAGCCCGAATACTGTACGTGCTAAAGCAAAATAATTACCGTAATTACTATTACCGTCGCCGTAATTTTGTGCCAGCCCGCCGTCTATACTTGGCAGCTGTATTCCCATTATTTTAACCTTAGCCGCAGGATATTGCTGGTGTAATTTATCTACAAAGGTTTTAGCATCTGCAATAAGCCCAGCGTGGTCTGCTGCCGTTGCTCTATCGCCTGCCATACCATTCCACGTAAGTAGTACACATACATAATCAATATCCACAAAGCCATTAATCCCCACGTAATTAGTGAAATCAAGCTGCCCCGTACTACTGTTCCAAAACTTATTCACGGCTGTACCGCTATTATTCTCTACACCTGTGTAGTTAATAGCTGCCGTATGGTTTGCGCCCGATACGTGTGTTAATACGCCCGAAGCTGGTGCGTTTGCTGTGTGCTGGTATCTACTAAATACCAAAGCTGTGCCACTTGTAACTGCTTCAAGCTTCCACTCGTTACCGTTTGCATCTACCCAAATACTTACCAAGTCCGAACTATCTTTATCGTGTGCCGCCACGGTAAAATCTACGTCGGGGCTTGTAGTTTCCTGTATGTACCAGCCCCAAGTTTTACCGCCGTAACCCTCGTACTGGTTTCCGTTCCCTTGGTCTACCGTACCAATTAAATCAACATTATTTATTCCAATTCCTGCAAGGCTGCCTGTGTTACCAGTAAGCAGCCTGTGTAATTCGCCAGTCCATATTCCGCCAGCGGTTAAGCTGTCGCCTACGCACAGGATGCGCTTAATACTTGCAGGGCTTACACCTGCTGCGCTTACTTCTACGTTACAACTTTCAGAAGCTACAAGTAAGCCGTCTTTCGTATAAAGCGATATAGTAAAGGTTTTTGTGCCTGTGCTGGTAGGTGTGAAATCGTAGTATCTTGGGTATTGCCTGCCGCCTAAATTACCAGTTACTTTAATGTTATAAATGAACGGGTCTATGGCTTCAATCATTCCCCTAAAAAATAGCTGCTGTCTATAACCTACTACGGCATCAAAATTATCGGGTAAAACAATTCTCGGCACAGAACTTTCTGCGTTTTCTAAAACCGTTATCCTGTTGCTAAGCGGTAGCAATTCAGATAAAGACTTTTTTATAACAGGGTTTACCATTAGTAAATGCTCAACTGGCACAGCTGGATTACCTGTAAAGGTAGCCCAAGTCGTGTCTATTATATTAGTAGTGTAATATGATGCGCCTGCGTGGTTTGGCTGCGCCCCTTTTACTTCGCCACCATAAGCCACTTCCTTATTTTCATTATAAAAAATATAACCTACAAAATAAGTAGCACCTGTAAAACTGTTATCATCTAAAGTAATAATATTCCCGTTTGCTGGGTCTGTTAAAGGGAAATCAACCTGCGCTAAAGTGTTTAAATTCTTATCTACACGTATAAAGTCCGATACTGCCACAGGTGTAGCATCTGCCTTATCGTTTTTCACAAATATTTTCATAAAAGACCAGCGATCTGCATCTGCCACAGTACCACGTCGAACACTTGTTAATCTAAGCGCATTAAAAGAAACTCCTATTTTATTTAAATCTGAACCCCAACCAGCAAAAGGGCTTGACCTTGTATTACCAGCCGACGGCGTTGGTGTTATTACTGAACTAATATTATCATAAGAAACCGTATCAATAAAAAGGCTTAATATGTCTTCATTTGCCGTTACAAATGAGTTAATATAATTTATTGCATCCTGTGTAAATTCAAGGTCTTTACTTGCGTTAAATATTTGCGCATAAAATGGTCTTGTCTGATTGCTTGTTACAGCACTTGTAACGCTGTCGTTTATGTTTTTTGTAGTCTTGTATTTTGTAGATACATTACCGTCATTAGAACCCACGCCGCTGCCTGCATAAACACCAACCCTGCCGT